CTAGTGTTCTCCACTTTCTTTGAATTCTTTGGTTCAAGCACTTTGAGATGGAACGAATTTGTATCTATTTCTAAGCCCACTTGATGGTGTGACTTGTAATATATCCTACTTGTTCCACTGTGTATTCTATTTCTGGTTGGATTCATACGAGAGATCAAATTCTGGAAATTCGCGTCCGTGCCATTATCAAGCATAACATCAACTTCATTCAACACTCGAACACTTTCCCTAGCCTTTGTCAGTGTACCCTCAGCAAAGGCTGTAACTATCCCGATAGCACCTTTTCTCACCACTCTACCGCGGACGCACTCAGTGATTTTTTTTAGTCTTGACGAAAAGCTTGCATAGAACATCCCCTTGTTGAGGCTCAGAGTTGTCTCTATTCCTTCTGAAGTCCTGTCTACCTTTATTAGATCCATGGTCTTTCCCAATATCAATGCATCATTCATTGTGGGAACTCTAACCACTCTGTTGGTGTTACTAGGGATTAGATACTCTCTCTTGATATCTAACCTATCTTTCCTAACAACATTCACCATCACTTCATTTAGCTCATCTATACTTATTTCATCAAGATCCCTAACAGTGATCTCACCCCTGAATTCGCCCTCAGAACTCCTGCTAACAGCATCAGCTACCTCGTCGAAACCCTTATCCCTCAAAGACATGTTTAGTAACTCAAGCCTATCAAGCTCGTGCTGCATGTAATCTATGTAACCTATCTGCAGACCCAGCTTCCTATTTTGCATAATTGCCAAGGCATCTGAGGTTATGTCACTGAAGTTTTCTGTTCCGAGATTAGAAGTATCTATGTCTTCGTTTGATATCTTGATCATTTCCTTATCGCCGGTAGCAGGATACAAGTCATTCATTGAGAACTTCAGCAGAACATCATATCTCTTTAGAGGAGTTGTTGTTTTGTTGTGCCACCTGAAGAATTCTCCTGCATCTCTGGGCCTACCTATCCTAATCTCAGTAGCATTTCTTGCACAATAAGCTCTTATCAAGTTTGCCACTCCAGTTGCATTGATCTCATTTGTTGCTGTTTCAATAGTCTTTTCATGAATTGTCACTATTAGAAATTTTTCTGTTTTCCCTGACTTGTCACCACTAATAATGCTAAACCTGTCAATCAACTTTATGTCACTCTGCCTATTTACTACAGTCGTTCTAATGCCTTCACTCCTAATATTCCTTGATTCACCTCCAGAGTTGAGGATTCCTATTAGCCTTGTCAATCTCCCCACAGTTGCCTTGTGCTCTACATCGCTATTGTGTTCAATGATTTCATTGTTCATCAACTGAATCAAGTCAGATTTATCTAAGATTTTCCTCCATGACTTCTGAACATCATAGACAGTAGGATCTAGATTGTTTAATACGGTGAAATGACTATAAATCGTTCTGAGATTATCTGTCATTCTTGACACAACAGGCAAGTTTGATGCAGACAATTCATAACATCTATTCAACATTATTTTGTTCATTGTCAGCATTTGAACGTAATCAAAAGATGTGTTTGATGAAACCTGCATAACTACATCCATTGAAGGATTTCTAGAAGATCTAAGAGAGCTCACTAATTTTTTTATCTTTATTGAGTTTTCTTTGCTGATGATCTTCCTTCCATTTCCATCTATCTCAACACATGCATCAACAACAGATCTCAGATTGTTGTCAATCTTAGCTAACATTCTCAGGTCTGTCTGAATGTGTTCAAGTTTTATGTTGGACCCCTGTTCTACTGTTATCCTTCCATCAAGCATATAGCACACTATATCATCGATCGAATTCTGTACAAACTTTGTAGTTGCATCTTTCCTAAATAACCTTTTTGTCATCTTCACTTCATCTTTTATCACGTAGTCTCCGTTCATTCCTTCTATGTGTGTCTTGACCTCCATCAACAATTTGCTGCCGCTGCTCACTCTTCTCATGATCATATCTGTTGACTTCTTGCATTCTTCAAGAGTCATGTCAATGTCGACAACTTTCCAAGAGTTGATGTTTGACACACTCATGTAAGTCTTACCTGAGAAAAACATCTTAGGGCCGGACAGGAAATTAGTTGATTCCCAGTAATACCCACCATGGCACATCCTTGTAAATGACTTTATGTCTCTCGACGACGTCCCAACCAGATTGAAGATAATTGAGTCACTCATAAATGCTTGGGCTAGCTTATTGATAGTTGATTCTAGGTCATAAGCAGGCTGGTTCTCAGATATTATATCTTTAATGAAGCTCTCCAGTAGGAAATTTTCATCTGACGATAAAAATTGTCCTCTCAACTCCCTCCTTAGCTTCATCATTGCCTCAGTCGCCTTGAACTTAACAGGATTTCCAAAGATTGTCTCTGTCTTTGAGATTTGCTTCACTCTAGTGCTCATATCGTCATATAGACTGATCTTGCTTGACTCTGCAAAGCAAGAGAGTTCCATCTTTTCACCTTCACTTAGACTTTCTTTTTCCTTAGATATCAATTCTCTCAATCTATCACAGTATGTTGTTTCTAAGCCTCCTAGAATTTCACTCATCGAAATAACTCTAGGTATGTTTATGAAAGGTATGAATCCGTTCCCTGATCCAAGAGAATCATAAGATTTTGAGAATGACACTCCTTTAACAGAACAATTTCTCAAGTACCTGCACAGTAATCCGACATTTGACGCCAAAACAGATCCGCCAGAGCAGAAAAGCATTCTAGTCAGTTCAAAAGTCAGATAGCATTCAT